TTGGCTCTACCCGGTCTCTTCCCAAATTATACCCGCCGCCTACCCGGTTCAGAACGAGACAGGATGAGACAAAACGAGAACGAATAGGGCAAGAGAATGGCGCAAAACGCTGGATATACCAAGGCTTTGAGACAACATGAGACTGATTGAGAAGGGGATCTGGCGGAGAGAGTGGCGGTCGATCTAACTAGCTATCTACTTGTCATAAAATAGATATTTTTGTGCGTCCTTAGGAAGGCGCCCCCACTGGCGCCCCCAAAATAAATTGCTTTGGTTCGATTCCGTGCTCTTCCATCGAATTCACAGGTTCACCTCGCCTTCGAGCAAGCCCGAACCTGATCGCGCAGGCCGATGTAATCCCCGATCCAGCGAATGGTCTGCGGCTGGGAATGGGCCGTCATCTCTCCTGCAAGCGCCTGCTGGTCGGCGTCGGAGTAAGTCACGAGCGTGGGGTAGGGGACATAGCGCACGCTGGTGCAGCTGGTGAGGGCTGCACACAGGAGGATGGCCTTAAGCAGCCGCTCACAGAGAGCATATCCTCCAAGCTGTCAGATCTTCACGCGGGCATGGTCGCCGCGACAGTCCCTGTTGTCGGCTCGCTACACGACCCGGTTGGAGGAGATGGTGAGGGCAAGGAGTTGGTAACCTCTGCTCACGCCTCGTGTCGGACAATCTGTGGCTGTCCTTGTTTTCTTGAGAGCAGACATTGGGCTGCGGGGTCACGCATCTCGGCTGGTCGATGTGCGGATTTGCTTTTTGAGCGCATTTATGGCAAATTGCCATAGAAAGTGAGGAGCTATGTCTGGAACAAATCGTCTCTATAATGCTTCCGGCCCCCCGTCGTCGTCAGAATTGTCACGTGCTCCCAGCGCGCTTACGACCTCAGCGCAAGGACAACGTTTTATTGAACGCCATGAGGAGCAGAGGGGTGTCAGCAACCATCTGCATTGGCCTGGCGGGGCGTCCGGGGTAACGCTCGGGCCTGGCTATGACATGCGCGATCGTCTCCGGGCAGAGATCGAGCAGAAATTGCGAGATATTGGAGTTAACTCCGGTATTGCGGCCCGTGTGTCGGCGGGTGCCGGATTGCGGGGCGAAGCCGCCAGAAGGTTTGCCGAGGTCAACCACAATCTCGTCAGTCTGACAGACGATCAGCAGAAGCACCTGCTACAGGTCAATCTTCCCGGCTACGAGGCGATCGTGCGACGGGGTATCCATGTCTACCTGACACAGAACGAGTTAAATGCCCTAGTCTCGTTCGTCTACAATCCGGGGGCCGGTTGGCGGGGAGTGCGAGCCGCCATCAACAGCGGTGACAAGCAGGAGGCCGTCAGGATCATTGAAAACCAAGTGCGCTCGAAAGGCCAGATCATGGACGGTCTTATCAAGCGACGGCATGACGAGGCCATGCTATTTCTGAAAGGACAATATCAATGATCCGCGTTGTTCTTAGCCTGATTTCCGTCGTCTTTATCGGTGGCACTGCCCTCGCGGGAGCCAGGCCGGAATCGTTGGAGGAGTTAACCCATAACCTCAACATTGTGCTCAACGAGGAGCTTGATGGAAAGGCATCTCTCAATGGGCGGCTAATCGTGCGCGTCGAGCGTGCCTCGATTTGCAAGTCAGCTGTCTGGACAGAGAGCAACGGCGCCGGATCACCATTGCGGCGTGACCTGCTGGAATGGGACGAGATGTTTGATGACAATCCTTGGTTTGATGCCCGGTTTCACTATTGGAAGTTCGTCTATTCTGATCATCGGATCAGCGATGTCATCTCTTTACCGCTCACGGCGCATCCAGACCGTTTTGACGATACGGCAACTATCAACCTCCTATCCTGCCAACCTAAGCGCCATCATCGTTAATGACCTTTCCCGCGAACGAGGACCGATAGAGTCAGGACGTTACTCAATGCCTGTTTGTTGATAGAAGGCTGGAAAAAGCGGACTGTCGCAATTCCCCCCCCCTAGCGGCCATTCCTACTTCTTCTTAACGCCTACGAATGGCCGCATTGTCGCTTCAAGGCAGCGCGGGACATACGAGATCAGCACCTCGACATGTGCTGCCAGCGCAGATCGGCCTGCCTCAATTCGCGCTGCCCCCCCCCCCTGCCGCACAACATCGTTCTGTCCCAGCAGCGCCCCGGCATAACCGACTTCCCGCCCAGCCTCAGCATCTGCCAGTGCCGATAAAGGCACGAACTGCACCTGGACGTTCATCGTCTGGCCTTTCGTCCGGCTGGCATCGGCTTGCAGCCCGAAGACTGGCAGAGCTGATGACGCTGAGACCGAGAACGATCCCGACTGACTGAATGTCCCGGACAGGTCCATCGTGACCGGTCCAGCAATCATCGCCACGACCGGATCTGACGTCTGCTGGGCGCACTGGATGGCCCGGACAACGGTTGCCTCACGACGCGCCTCGAACGCCGCGCGGCCTTCGCCAGCATTGCGCGTCATGAAATAGATATAGCCCAGAGCATCCTGCTGCCGGCCGATCGCATTCCGCGGGTCAAAGCCGTTGAACAAGGCGAGAAGCTGATCGTTGCAGTCGCCAATGATGGCGGTTTCGCTTGTCGCAAGCTGGCCCTGCGGGGTGTTCAGGGCAGGATTTACATTGCCGCCCAGAGCCGCGTTGATGTCGGCCTGAACGCCCGCGAGGATGTCCGGCTAAGACGGGGCAACAAAGCCCGCAGCAGTCATGGAGCAGGCGGGGACAGACGTGGTGGCGTCAGAACTGGACACTCTGCGTCTCTCCTGTTGTGAGCGTTACGGCAATCACCCCGCCGACTGACCGGTCTGCGCGCGGCCCGATCAGGACACATTGAGCTGCCGCCACACCCGGCACAGTCATGGCGGCCTGTTCGGCTTGAGCGCGGAGAAGGGGGATGGACGACGCGCCATTGAAGATGCCGCTGTCGTAGGGCAGGCCAAGGCTGGTGTCGTACCAGCACTCTCCAAGCCATGTCCGAACTGCGGTCGCCACATCCTAAATGACGGAATACGGCTCCGTGCAGACGGCAAGGTTGCCATTCGCGTCGAGGACAAGCCCCCACGTCGAACGGTCGAGAAGTAGCGATTTCATGGGGTATCCCGCGCAGCGCGCTTGTGTGGGGATTTATCTGAACAGTAGTTTGTTCTGGGCCCAAGTACAAGACTATTCAGGGGTAGAAGTCTTGCCTGAACCGGACTGAACGCCGCCGTGGACATGACTTTCCAGCGACACGGAGCCAGCCTGCACATCGCCGGTTGCCTTGATCGTGCCTGTCACATTCAGATTGCAGTTCACGTCCATTTCAGACGCCTGAACCGTGACCTTGCCAGTCGTGACGATGCGGACGCCATCGGTGGTGATCTGGACGTAGTGCGCTGGTGAGGCATTCAGGAACCCGCCTACATAGACACAGTCCGCCATGGAGTGCTGCCGGGAAGGGCAGGGGCTTGCGTTGCCACGACGTTCGACTGGTCCCGGCCAGAAATGATGATGTAGCCGATATCACCAGCCACCGGGTCCACAATGACGGCGCAGGCCCCGCCCTGAATGCGCAGGTACGGCACGCCATAGATCGTGCCATGTGGAACGGCAGTCCCATCGCTTGTCTGCTGGTGGACCATGGGTGTGACGTCCACAGTGCCGACAATGCCGTCACCGGCATGCACGGCGGACACCTTGACCAGGACGTTTGTGCCGAGGGCAGATATGGCCTGCTGAACCATGCCTTTTGCAAATACTGCGGTATGGCCTGTCATGTCGGCTGTGTCCTCAGAACGGAATAGGGAAGGGCGCGCTGGATACCCCGGTGGATTTCCTGGGCAATTTGCTCGCCATTGGCGTTGCCATGCGCTGTGACGTGGATATCGAAGTGGTTGTTCGTCGTAGTGTTGGAGTTCTGGTTTGCTGCCGAAGGCGGCGGGTTTAGAGCCGCCAGCACCGCGTCGGAGTATTTCGTTCCCGCCGTTCCGAACGCGTCATGCCGGACTTCGCCACTATCGAGCCAGCTCCGAGCGCCGCCTGCGCCTTGGTTATGGGCGTAGCCGAGAACGGCATACTGTTTGGCTTCGGACAGGCCCGCAAAAGTGGGGTCGCGCATCAGAGCCTTGCGGTTCTGCTCAGTGAACGCTTGGAAATAGCGCTCCTGCATCTCAGGGTCGTGGAGAAACTGCCCGGTCGTTGGTGCGCTTTCGTGCAGCCATTTTGCGGCGTCGCTGATCGCATCTCTGCTGAGTTGGTATTTCCCGGCATAGGCACCGTTTGCGCCGCCCATCAGGTTATACCGACCGCCGCTTTCGATCCCCGCGACCGCGCCAGCGTATTTTTCGAAGGGGGTTTGCTTGCCAAACGCGCCGCGCGCTCGAAGACGGGCCACAGCAGCGCTTTCACCATTGTTGAGGCCCCCACCATAAAGGTCGGCAAGCTCCCCAATGACTGGAATGGCGCGCAGTCCCTGCCTGAGGGCCCACTTACGGAGAATAAACCCGCTCGCGTCTGCGCCTTTGGCCAGATAGGTCCCAGTTTCTGTAACAATGCGTCCCGCGCCCTTACGAGCGCCACCTTCCGCTGTGCCTTTTGCAGTTTTTTCTGCTGCTGTTAGGGCTGTCGATCCGCCCTTCTTACCATCTTTCGCCACTCCTCCTGGTCCGCCCGCACAATCACACCCGCACATCGCTTCTTTGATGGCACCAAGCTGCTTGAGGTTCTTGAGCATCAGGAGCGGGCCGATAACGGCCATGAGGCCGCTACCCACTGTCGTCAGGACCACGACGCCGCCCGCAATTTCCGTCAGGCCCCCAACGATCCCTTTGTTTGCCTTCTCCCATTCGAGGAGCTTCTGAACGAAAGCATCAATTTCAGGCGTGTATTCCGAAACCAGATCCTGACCGAACTTGCTCGTCTGGGTATGCAGTTCGACCATGTGGTCCGTCAGTTCCCGGGCTCTGTCTATGGTCTTCTGGTCAGGTGCGTTGTCGTACCCGAAATTGTACCGACGATCGAACTCCTTCGGGGCTAATTCTACTGCTGCCTTGGCAGCATCGCTGGAGATCCCAACCTGTGGGAGAAACTGGTTCCGGGTTGTCTGGTTGACGCCCTGCACGCCGCGATTGATCCGCTCGAGAACGTCCTGCCTTATCGTTCCGTCCGCATTCAGATAATCTGTGACGTTCAGATTGCTCATGGCCTTCGACAACGCTCCCCGCTGCGCGGGATCGTACTGCATGGCCTGTATCTGCTTAATCGCTGCGGCCGCATCCTCGGCGTTGCCTCCGACCGTTTTGAAAACGGTTCCGTAAGCCGTCAGTTTGCGCGGGTCCATGTTCAGGCTTTGCGCCGCGTTTCCAAGCTGGGTGTAGGACTGCGTAACGCTCTCAACCGCTGCCTTGATGGATCTGCCGCCCGTGAAGAGGCCCAGAAGCGCAATTGCCTCTACTCTGGCGCGGGAAAAACTGTCGGCCGCCACCTTTCCCGCATCTGCGAGCGTTCTCTGGGTATGGTCGGCGCGGTCTTCAAGCGCCTTGAGCGCAGTTCCGGCCTGTTTCGTGCTCTTTGCGACACCACGACCGTCAACGCCAAGCTGAATGACGAGGGAATCTAGGACTGTTGGCATAGGATTTCTCAGACCGTACGGTTTGCGGGAAGGTCATTTCGGATAGCGGTGACCTGAGTAAACCACGGGCCGTTCGGAATTTCGGAGGCGAGATCGTGCGCGATGAATAACGGGAGCCAGAGGCCGGTAGAGGGCATCTTCGGAATGGTCTGGCCCATCCCGTTATCTACCCAGCCAGCAGGCCGATACTCACTTTCGAGATCAAACGGCGTCCGCAGATCAAGCGCAGGGTTGAACAGACAGGTCAGGCTTACCCCCGCTTGATTGTAGGCGGGATATCCGATCAGGCCTGTCTTGTTGCTGATCTTGATGGTTGTACTGTCACGGCTCGTGTTGTCGTTCTGCTCCCAGACATGAAGGGTGCCCGAAACGTCCAAGGCATAAAAGGCGTGGAGGCTTGTTGCGAGATCATGGATCTGCTGAAGCGCGCTGCCCCAGGCATAATAGTTCGTGACTGTCATGGAGCTCGTCAGGCCATGGTCCACAAAAGCCCCATTCCCGGCCACGGGCGCCGTGTCGGTCTCTTTCAGGCCGGTTGCCTTGCGAGCGAGAAGAGAAAAGATCGTGGATACGAGCACTGCACAGGGGAAGGTCGAGGGGATCGGCAAAAGCTGCTCCGACTGAACGGTGTCAGTTGACGACACGACTAGGGCCACGTTTGGCGCGCCTGTGAAGTCAACAAATGCTTCTGTGATGCCGCCACTGAAGATCGTGCTCATGCCGCGCTCGGTGTCTCCGGCCTGAACTGTAACGGTTGAGGCAACAGCAAGCTGATTGTTTCTGCCTTCGCCGTCCGGCACTCCAATTACAACCGAAAGCCGGTTCATCATGGCCATAGTCATGCCTTCGACGCGGAGATTCAGATTTGCTCCCTGCCACATTCCTTCGCTGGTGATTGTTGCCCGAACGCGATGCTCGGTGAGCGTGACAGTATCCGTGTCCGCAGTCGGTCCTAACGCCCCAGAAGCGACCTGGAACGTGACGTCGATGCGTTTTTTCGTGAAACTGCTTTGAAACGTCGCATGAGATTTTGTTGTGCTGGACATCAGGATGCTGCCGTAAAGGTGAGAACGAACCTGTCACCAAGGCCGTCATAGGTCGGGTCTTCGGCCCCTTGGGTGTCCACGAACACAAAATCTCCACCGAGACCGAGATAGTCCGCATGGATGACTGGGTTCAGGTTCTGGCAGATCGCGCCCGCCACGACGCGCGTGCTGTTCTGCCATACATCCATGAAAAGACCGGTGGAACGCTGATAGACGTCGAGCCGGACAAGCTGCTGGTTCAACACGATGTTCAAAGACTGGCTTGCTGTCGCACTCAACCGCGACCGGAATATCCCACACAGACGGAAGAGTGACGTTTGGGAAGGGCATGACGGTCCTTTCAGGCAATAAAAAAGCCACCCGGTGAGAGGCGGCTTTGAAGAAGTATTCAGAGATCCTGGATGGCTTCCTTAAGCTGTTCGCCTTCCAAGATTATGCGCGGGGGTTCTGCGCCATGATATTCAATAATGTAGCGTGGGTTTCGTCCCATGTCGGACAACCATTTTGCGTGGATCAACACGCTATCCAATTTATTAAACACTGCTCCATCAGTGTGCGCCCCGAGACCTACGCTATACGTGGCGATATTAGTCATGGTGAATACTCCACCGGCAGTTCACTCAGGGTGAATGACTTTCACCGGCGGTCAACCAGTTATCCCTATTTTAGAAATACACCTATAGAGCCTCCTAAAAAAACAGCCGCCCCGAAGGGCGGCTCCGTATTCAGGCGGCTTCGACCTGCCGCGCTTTCTTTTTGCTGAGTGCATCGGCAATCTGGTGCAGCCCGGTCGCATAATTTCCGGCCAGCCGAGCGGAGAGCGTCTCTCCATTCAGCAACCCGTTGTCATAGACCTTGAACGCCCCGACAACAGGACCGAGGCAGATCGCCTCAAAGCTTTCGAGAGTAAGGCTCTGAGGCTCGGCACCAGCGCTTTGACTGATGGTGAGCATCTTGCCTTTCGACTGAACCCGAAAGACCGCCATATGCTCGCCTATAGTTCGAAGCACATACTGGCCATCCCCGATATACCTGGTCATGTCGGAGCGGTAGACCGCTCGGTCATGAGGCAGAAAGTCGGGAGTCATGTTCCGGTCCATGATACTCACCCAGGCCAGATAGGACGGCATAATACCGTCTCGTGACACCAGCGCGCTCATGACACCGGCTCCGGCTTCTTGGCGAAAGGGGGCGCACCTGCCTTCTTCGCCAGATTGCGAAGGCCGGCCTTGGCGTCGTTCTCCGTAAGGTGCGCATAGATTGGATCAAGTTCGGCGCCCGGAACCACTCTGGCGAACCATGCCAGTCCCTTCGCCGTAACCTTGATGGTATTCCCAACCTGCGGCTCACTATTCGCGTCGATGTAAGGGTTCGCCCGGTTTTTGAGATATCCGGCATCAATGCGTTCTTGATAGGCCATCTTGGCCCTACCCTTACTGTACCGGCAACGGTTCTGATCCAGCCAGTCAAAGAATTTTCCCGGCTTCACCTGAATCATTTTTGCCGTTTCGGTCAGGCCAAACTCGCCGCCTGACGCACTGATCCGGTCGAGAGCCGCTGCTTTTGGCTCGGCAATGGCCAGCTGCTCCCGCTGCTTCTCTACAATGGATTGAAGGCCTGTGAGCCCGCGCATTGCAAGCTGTTCATGTGTCTCTGGCGCGGCCATCGTATAACCGCCCGTCTTTCGAATGGACGGTATGACCTCGGCTGTGATCCACTTCTTGAAACGCTTGGCGGCTGCCTTGCTGCTGGTCAGGACGAGCGACCACAGGCCGGACTCCTTAATGATCGTCATTTCCTGCGGGCCGCCAAGGGTGTCGGTAATAGCGACCCCCTTTTCGTCATCATCCAGCCGATCAGCGGCATCGCGAGAATTGCGGATCTCCAGCACCTTGCACACATCGGTCAGAACCCACCAAGGCTCTCCGATCTGATCGAATACGCGGACTTCTGCTCCTTCGAATGAGAAGGGAATAAGGTTTGAGCCTGTGATGGCTTGTGTGTTATTCGTCACGTTCGTGTTCCTTCTTGGTTCACTCGGAGACGGAAGAGGACGCGTCGCCAAACTTGGCCTCTTCCGTCTTTTCTGTTTTCAGAACCTTCCGCAGAATTACAGTAAGTTCCCCGTTTGCGCTTCGGTCATTCATGACCGCTCGTATCTTGAGTGCCCGAAGCAAATCGCGATCAATGCGCATTGTGAGGGTTGTTATTTCTTTCATGTCTTACTCCATGCACTCTTTGGGTGCAAAATAAGCATGACATGAGTGCTTAACTGAGTGCAAGACTTTTTTTTGCACTCACGTTACCTTCAGCTTATGACCGATTCACCCACCCGCTCGATTACAGTTCGTCTCGATGCTGACCTCCTTCAGGCGATTAGAGAGATCGCCGCTAAAAAAGGGCAGTCTATGAACGCTGAAATTGCCCAGCGGCTGGCAGAGAGTGTAGCTGATGATGAGCCTGATGATGCAAAATGGCTCTTGAAAAAATCCAAGGTCAGTCAAGAAGAGCAATCCGAACGGTCGAGAATTGGTGAATTGCGCTCACGTTTGGGGAAAATGGAGTGGGAAAGATCAACGCTACTTCTTGAGTTGGGAGGAGCAACCAAATTTGCACAAGGGCTCATTATTAAAAGGTTGGCCGAATTAGAGGATGCTTTAGACAGAAATTCGGAAAAATTACGTTCAATAGATCCTACCTATACAGGCAGATGATCCGCCGCCTGATCCAGAAGGGGCTGAAAGCAGTGAAGGATTGACGCGACTCTTTTTGAACCCGCACCTTTTCAAAAATGAGGGGGCGTAAGAGATGAAGTGGCCAAGGTTTTTCAAGAAAGAAAATAAAGGCGTTTTTCAAGTAACTATATCGTACTCAGATATAAAAAATGCCCCCGATTATCTCGCCATATCACCGGATGGTCGGTGGAAAATAGATATAATTCATAATGATGCTTCATCAAATTATATCTTATTTCACGATAATAAGCGCGCTTTTTCCTACCCGCAGGATACTTTTGGTCTTCGTTTCCACAAAATTGCCTTATCTAATTCTGGAAATTTTTGTTTTGTCTACACTAATTGGACCAATGAAAATAAGACGTGCGATACGTCGACGCTATATCTTGTGTCTGCCGGCCAGGTGCGTCGCTTAACTCTTTCAGGTTTTTTCAGTTCCTGCGCCATTTCAGACGATGGAAAAGTGGGCGCCATCAAAGGCTCGACTGTTGACCATAAGCGTGAAGTTGCTTTGTTCTCTATAGAGTGTGGGGAGCAGATAGCATTCTTCATGACTGACGACTACAAGTTGAATGATATTCAAAAAATAATCCCCGAACAAAAGAAAATAATCTTGTCAGATCAAGAGTTAGGCTACTTCTCTTTTTCATTTTCTGGTGAGATCGACAACGGAAAATCTTATATTGATGCTGAGCTACATAAAGGAAATCTCTATATTGTTTGTGGTCGTGTCGATAAAATTCTAAAATTTAAGCCAACCATCACCGATACGGCTCTTCTAGAAGAAATGCTTCTCTGCGTAGAAAGCGCTCATCCAGCACAATTCTCTGACGAGAAATGCAACAAAAAGTCAGCCTTAAGTGCCAAGATTGCAATTTTCGAAAGATTGAAGCGTCCAACCGACGCCTACCAATGTGCATCTGAGCTTGCTGGGCTTTTCCCGACCGCTGCAAATCAGAAGAAAGTAGCTTCACTTAAAAGGCGCCTTACCCCCTAAACCTATGATTCACCTTCCCAAGTTTGACCAGACTCCGCCCTTCCATGAATTGGTACCATTTAATGGTTGCACTAGGTGCCAGTTTCCGGTACTAAACTTCACATGAAAGCCAAGCACCGCCGCGCCGCACTCTGGAACTGATCTTCAAGCGCCCCGTATCTGGCAATGTCGCATGGGACGATATTGAGGCCCTGTTCGTGTCGCTCGGTGCGGAAATCTCGGAGCGGGAAGGCTCCCGCGTCGGTGTGTTCCTGTTCGGCGAGGTCCGGGTTTTTCACCGGCCGCACCCGAAACCGAACACCGACAAGGGAGCCGTTGCCTCTGTTCGGAAATGGCTTGAAGAGAATGGAGTGAAGCCATGAACAACACCATGACCATCGGCGGCCATCGGGCCGTCATTCAGTTCGATCCGGATCTCGGCATGTTCAGGGGCGAGTTTCTTGGGCTGAACGGTGGTGCGGATTTCTATGCAGACAGCGTGGAGCGTCTGGTCCGGGAAGGCGAGACTTCACTGCGGGTGTTTCTGGAGATGTGTGCAGAGAAGGGGATCGATCCTGTGAAGCACTATTCCGGCAAGTTTCAGGTCCGCATATCCGAGGACATCCACGCGCGCGCTGTGACGGCTGCCGCTGCCAAGGGCGTCAGCCTGAATCAGTTTGTGCAGGATGCTATCGTTGAGGCGGCGGTTTGATGCCTGAAGAGGATCGGCAGAAGCGCACGATTGCGGAACGCTTTTCTGTAGATGAAGCGCCCGAAACGATCGCCTCCGATCCGGACAGCCCTGAACTAACTGAGGCTGATTTTGCTGTGATGCGACCTTTCGCTGAGGTCTTTCCTAAATTGGCGGAGCGGATGAAGAAGGGCGTAATTCGTTTGCCCCGGAAGGTTTGACCGGACTCCGGGACAGATGCTGTGCTTGTGCCATCTAGAAAGGAGAGATTTCGTGAGCAACACATTTACTCTCCATTTGAAGACCGGAAAGATCGAAGGCAAAAGTTCGGTTCAAGCGACCTACGAGTATAAATGCGAGTGCGGTCAAAATCTAACAGCGACGCTTGAATGGCCAGAAGGACTGACCGTAAATGGCGCAGTCAATATACCCGGGGCAAAGTGTCCGCAGTGTCACCAACCTGGGAGGCTTCCAGCAGGAAGATATCATTTGGAGGGATACACACTCGTCAGGGAAGACGATCTGCCAGAGACCCCGCCATCGAACAATCTCCATTGATATGCAATTCGTTTGTAGAACAGCCTCCGAAGGATAAGGCTTTTATCTCGGCAGGGGGCTCGGGCTTATTTCTGGCGCTGTAAGGTATCCCGTTTGCTTTGAACGGGATACCGAGCAGACGCCCGACTACATGCATAATCTTGAGTTTCATGGCAGATTTTCCTTAGCCATTATACCGCCAAACCATGGCGGTTTCGTCCATCAACAGCATATCCTCGCTATCATAGACCGTCTGAAGCTCATGGAGCGTGGCTTGGCCTGATCCGAGCACGCGCCCCATGATGGCGGACATATTCACGCAGCGGGCGGGTTTTCGGGACTTGTCTGTGGGAACAGGGCCGCCGCGAGCGGGGAAATCTGGAGCGCGGCGGCCTTGAAGAAACCCACATGCAGCTTGAACGCCTCCGTGCGGAGATCGCTCAAGGTCTACGGATCATCAATATCCAGATCCAGAATACGCGCTGGCATGCCTCCCGGCCGCTGGATCTGGACGCAGTCCAGAAGCGCCTGAAAGGCTGCATCGCAGTCGTCATTGTCCATGAAGCCGAACATCTGCATGGCGACGCCGCCCATGCCCACAATCCCCGCTTCCATCGCGGTGTCGGGGATCTTGGCCCCGGCCTTAATTAGAGCTTTGATGGTGTGCCGAGCCCACTTGTCGGCGGCAAAGGCAGGCATGCGGGTGATCGTGAAGCGCTTGCCCAGATCAGCCCCGGAGGCGGGGGTCCACTCAATGACTCTTTATCAGATACCTGCCGGGAAAACATCTTCCCACGTAATCGAGAACGCACGGTCTTCAAGCACGCCGCCGCCGTTTGGCGCAACGCTGCCAGTCCCGAGGCCGCCGTTGATAAAGGTGTACTTTCGTCCCAGGCTCGGCAGCGTCAGCTCTGTCCCGAGGGTATAAATCTGCCGTCCCTTGCGCTGCCCTGTGATGAGAGCCTCAAAATAGGGCAGGCTGGAAGACCCGGCGGAGAAATTGAGCGATTGGGTGACCGGCCGGGGCACGAAGCCTTTATTCAGCTTGCCGTCAATCGACATACGGAACTCAGCCATCTCGACCGCCTCGGTTTCCCAAGCACGGTCTGTCGCCCAGTTCTCGAGCACCAGCGGAGCATTCCATAGAGCCGTGACGGTGAGAACAAAAATTCCGTCAGCCGAAGTGATAATTCCGGACATTACTGCACCTCAACGGAAGCAAGGTTGATGGACTGCACGGACTGGCCGTCGGTGTACCAGAACTTACAGGGGGGCGACGTTCGGGCCACACGATCAGCAGCAGGCGCGGTCGAGGCATTGGGCTGGAAGTACCACCCGCGCGTCTGAAGCGTGCTGGCGATTGGCAGGCAGGCCGGCCGCGTTGTTGACCTCCTGAGCCTCGGCAACCGTGAGCGTCACGCCTGCGCGGATTGCGCCGAAGGCAATCGCTTGGTTGATCGTATCCTGCCCGGCGGCGGAGATCAGGGCGTCTCCCTGCGTGTTGTACGGGATGTTGCCCGCCGAAAGCAGGAGCGTGAGCATGTCAGACTGGAAGGACGCATTCATCCAGATCTGGTTGATATAGCTGTCAGCCCACTTGAACTGACCCGACACCATGCCACCGCGCAGGAAGGTAAACCGGCCCAGTCCGTTGGCGTGCATGCCATAGAAGGAGTAGCCGTTGGCTGCCAGAGTGCTGGCCGTTGCGCCGTCTGTGACGGAAGCTGTGACGCCGGAGAACTGGCAGCCCAACAGGTTCTTTCGCCCGTTCGTCGCGTCAAAGGCCAGCGAGGCCATCCAGCCAAGCGCCCCGGCCGCCACGAGCGGGTCCTTGTAGAAAACGCTGGTACCGTCGAGGTTCTGCGATGCCAGCCAAACGCCAAACGCCCCAGTGCTGTTTTGCGTAGTCGCCTGCGCGTCCGTATCCCACGCGGCATACCAGAAGCGGTCTTTCTGCTCACTGACCCATGTGGCGATCGCCTGCTTATCAGCCAGGACGGGTTCGAATGCCGTCGTGAAACCCGCGAAATCCTGAGACGTGCTGATCAGGGCATTCATATAATCCGGGAAGGCGGTTCCCGCCGTGTACCCAGAGAAATACAGCGTGCTGGGCGTCTCGGTGGCACCGACGTAGCCAGAAAAATAGACTGCGGCCATCTGGGCTTCCGTGAAAGTCGCACCAAAAGCCTTGGCAACGTCAGACGCCAGCGAGTAGGATACGACGCTTTCAGCCGGAACCACTGCGGTGTTCTCGGTGATGATCAGGCCGTTGATGAACGCCACACCACCAGCCGCAGTCAGCGCGCTCGGGGTGACGGAAACCACTTGTGAAATGGGGATGCCAGCCACTGGCTGTTACTCCTGCGTAGGGGGAAGGTCGGCCGCGTAGGTCGTGACCGTGATTTTGTCGGCGAACTGCTGGGGGATGGTGCGCTGGTAGTTGACCTGCATTTTCAGATCGACGGACCAGGCGTCCTCGTACTGAGCCTCACCGTTCACGAAACCAAGCTGGCGCGGCTCTGCGGCGGAGAGGGGCGACAGGATCGGCGCATAGGCCTGGAACCAGTCCGTCGTGTAGAAATCGCGCCAGAGACCGCAGACCTGCTTGAGAGCATCACCGGCGCCCGTGCCGAATGCGCTGACCTGCACCGTGACCTCACGCAATTCCGTGACGACACGAGAAACGTCCGTGTAGGATTAGCCGTTCGTAGCCAGCAGACGCGTGGTGATGAGCTGCATCACGCAGTACGGGCCAACCGGGGAGGGCGTTCTGTTCTGCTGGCCCTGCTTTATCCGGAAAGGCGAGGGGAGCACCGTCTTCAGATACTCACCCAGAGCCTGATAGAGCGCGCTGTCCGTGGGGGTGAATGTTATTCCGGAGCTGGCGAAGTCTGGCGCGTCACCGCAAGTTTCGACCATTGGCCGTATCCCCATTCTTCAAGAACATGAGTCACGAGCCAGTCCGACCCGTAGAAGTGCAGAATATCGCCACCCGTTTTCAGGGCCCTGTTCAGCCCCTTGATGCCGCCCTTCAGATAGACGGCACGCATGTCGGAGGACTGGTTGATGTTCTGCAGGTGCTGGAGGTCGGATGCGCTGAGAGCCTGCACCTTGGGATTTCCAGAGTGCTCGGCGTCACGCTGAAATCGGCGTTGACCGTCTCGGCGTCTGAGACCTTGAGAATGGCCTGAATGGGCGGATTGACCGCGTTCGTAACCGAGTGAGAGATCCCGAAAACGTTAATCACTGACCACCTCGTATCCGACGCTGTTCAGCATGTGTCCGGTATCGATCAAGGGCTTGTCGAAGCCCTTTGAACGAATTGTCGAAGGGGCATTGGGAGGATCGCCGAGGTTCCGAATTTCTTCCTGAACCTGACCGACAATAGCTTCCGCCGCTATATCGAGAGCCTTGTCCAGATCGCCCTTTGCCTGCTTGAGAGCGGCGGCAAGGAGAGCGGGCCACTGGTCTCGGTTATTGGCGATGGCGTTGCGCATGAATGGGCGAGCCGGGATGGTGGTTGTATGGGCCGGAACGGTATGCGTCGTTTCAAAATTGGACGATTTGGCTTTGACGAATTTCCCATTTTTGCGAAAGGACCCATCAGCAGCGACTGAGCGATAGATCTTCTGCTCGCGCTCGGGGACATCAATCTGGCCGCCAAACTCATTCTGATAAGCAATGGCGGCTACTGGCAAGCCATCGGCATATGCAGCTCCAGGGGCAAGCCCGCTTTTATCCCGATCCGCCGATTTTCCCTTGGAATACGTCGCGCCTTCCAGAAAACCAATATTCATCTGCATCTGTGCGCCACGCCTCAGCACCCGTTTCAGCAGCCGGGCCATCCAGTTCTTCTGCACGCCCTGAAGCGATGCCGCCCGGAAAGCCCTTGCCCCAAGTGTAATTGATCTTGGTAGGGAAACCCATCGGGGCCGCTCCTTACGCTTTGCGGCGAGCAGAGGCGCCCGCCAGAGGGGAAACAGTGTCGATGGCGCTGTCAGCCGCGAGACGGGCTGGACGCTCGGGACGCTTGGCATTGATTGCCATGCTGACGAGGGCGGGCAGGGCGCTTTCGTGAACGCTGGCTGCGTCCTGTCCGATCTGCTTGAGGGCGTAGCGATAGATGTCGCCCGCCCGCGCTGTCCATGCCGACGACATCACCGACGAGGGGGCGGACGGCCTCTCGGGCGTCCTGCGCCTGCTTGTTGCGGCGACGTTCCTTAGAGACGGCGTCTTCAATCAGGCGAGAGACGGAAGCGGCATCCATGCCCTTCTTGTCGTCTTTCTTCTCGTCCTTTTTGTCATCATCTTCATCGGCCGCCTGATCGTCGTCCGTGTCGTCCTCATCGCAGGCCTTGGCGTCTTCCGCCTTCTTGCCATCCTTGTCGTCGTCGGACTCGTCCTCGGCCTTCTTCTTGTCGTCGTCGGTTTTATCCTCGTCCATGCACTTCTTGATGTCCTCCTCGGACGCATCCATGGCGAGACGGCCGGACTTGAGAGCGGCTGCAACCTTCGCCGCAGCAGACATGGGCTTGTGGGCAGCCATGCTCGTTTCCTTCATGATGTTGGGGGACGCGCTGTCGCCGATGATGGCGGTCTTCACGCGGGGTTCTTCCACCAGGGCAAGGTGGTTGAAGCGGATATTGACCATCTTCAGCGTGTAGCGCTGACCGTTGATCTCACCGGTCTCAGGGACGGTCTCGTAGGCGTATCCAGCCGACACGCACCGCTTGGAACCGTCCTGAATCCGCTTGATGGCGTCTCCGTCCCAGATCGCCAGTTCCCCGATGAGGTCGGGCGCCTGAAACGTGGCGTTATTGACCGATCCAACCGTGATCTCGCGCAGATGATCGTCCGCACTGACTGGCTGGTGGATCTCGATCAGGGGCTTGCCGTTGATGCTCGATGCGGCTTCCCGCAAGGCATCGGCGTACTGTGACGATAAGGTTTCGTCATTCCTGATCCATCGCCTGATCGTATCCCACGCAGGCATGTCGGCCATCGCCGCAATATCGCGGATTGTCTGTCCTTCTTCGATCAAACAGAGGACGCGGTCCCAAAGCACTTGCGTGAAAATGGAGGGCCGCCCGGTGGGGCGTGGAGCAGGTGCCGGAATGACTTCCGCCTTCTTCCTCGCCATAACTACCTCACCAGATATTTCGGGCACCCGGCCTCAACGCGACGTGCGTCCAGTTCCCGCCCGATCGCGCGTTGAACGCGGGACACAAGGGCAGGGGATAAAACCCCGTCTCTCGTCAGCTTGTGCGCATTATGAAACACGAAAGGCTTGCACCGGATCAGCGCGCCATCAACCAGACCGAGATGCAGCGTGTCAGGAAACTCAATCAGGATATCAGCGCGATGCCTGACCGTCCTTGTCGGAAGAACGGGACACAAAGCCGCGCTGCCTGATTGTATTCCTGCAATCACATGGAGCAATCCGCGCCACCTCACCACATCACCGGCTGTGATGGTGGGTGAGGGCAT